TAGACCAAGCAGCATTATCAAACTGCTCACTATACGTCAGCAAATTATGCGGGCGCCATTTCAGCAGCCCATCGCTGTCAACCATCGTCGCATTCGAGGCGGCGGAGTGGGTGATGCTGTCGCTGAACGTGCTGGTAGCACCAGACTTGCGATAAAACTCTGCGCCAAAGTCAGTGACAAAGGCGGGGTTGAGGCCGTTAATGCCATATACATCGATCGCCGTTGACGACAGCAGACGGCTACGAACGGTAGTCAGCAGCGATACGATGGGCATGTCTTACACCACCAATGCAAAGATGCCGGTTGCGGTCGTGCCGGTCGACTTCACGCGGGTCGCGCCGCACACCAAGTAAAAGTTGTTCGGCACGGCCACTGTGCGATCGTCGCCGCGCAGCGTCGTGATGACGATGTCGCCGCCAGTCTCAACGTAAAAGCCGATCGCCGTGTTGGCGTCGCCGTTCGCAGGATCTGTGCCAAGGTTGTCGGTGCTGTCGTTCGGCGTGACGGGGATCATGTCCGCCGGAATGCCTTGCAGGTTCTCACCGATGCCGCGGAAGGGGTTGCTCATGTCAGTGTCCTCTGTTTTCGGGGATCATACCCCAAGTTGCATGACGTTAAAAGGATCGCATCTTCATGCGCAGGCCGGTGCCGCTATACTTCGCACGCTCGCCGTCCAAGTTGATCGCAGACATCGCCTGCTGATACATCGCCGCCCACGTCTGCAGGCGGGCATCCTCCTGCAGGTAGGGCGCCGAATGCGCCAGAGCGCCATACAGGTAGACGTCGGGGTAGTTGGCCAGCAGCCAGTTGGACGTGTTCGCGTCAGACAGCGGCTGGTCGCTCTGCACGTATACGATGCTGCCCGTCAGCGACGACGAGGGCGTCGGATACAGCTCGATCTGCCCGCCGTTGATCGCATACGCCACGGGGTCGCCGGCGACGTCGTGGGCGGCAAAGCGGCGCTCGTCCATCTCGGACATCGAGATCAGCTCCAGCTCGCGCGGGCCTTCGCCCAGCGACACCGTCAGCTTGATGGTTTCGATCCAGCGCGACGGCAGGTCAACGAACTGCGCATCCAGCGTGATGCTGGCGCGCGTCTCCATGCGCCAGTGGCGGATGTCGCGCTTAAAGCTGGCCTCGGCCAACGAAATAAACGTCGGAATAGCCGACGTCAGATCGTCCCTGTTGAGAAAATCGGCGACGGCCGACTTCAGCTCTGCGTAGGTGGTAATGCTCACAGCCGACCCGCCCTTGTCCTAAACACTCGGTTGTCGGGGTCGTTCAGCCACTTTTTTAGCGCTGCCGGATCATCCGCAATCCCCTGACGTTTCAGCTCATAATACACGGAAAGCGGAATAGATGCCACCTTGTTGACATCGCCCCACTTGTCTGGCGTATCGTTGGCCGCGCGCTTATTCGCATCCGCGATCTTCTCGACCTCCTGCACAGTCTCGATCACGTATTCGCCGTTATCCTTGACGTGCCAATACTTGGTGATGCCCTGCTGCGGGTCGTGGCTGAATAGGCGTTTTTTCATTGTCCCCTCCGAAAGTGATTGGGGCGGCCGAAGCCGCCCCGCTCGTCATTACGACGTGGTCAGATCGAACACGCCCGCATGCGCTTTCTCGGTGCCAACCTCGAGGCCGGCTTCCACCAGCATCATCGCTTTGGTTGCGTCGCCGGTCTTCGCCAGATCCACTTTCTGGATCGGACGCAGGTAGGCAACCGCTGCGTATTCGGGGTCAAGCAGGAACGCGTCACGCTCACGCTGGAAGCGGTTGGGGACTACCGTTAAAGTCCCGAAATCGCTTAAATAAACGTCAGCGGCGCCTACAATGGTGGTGGGGCCATCCGACGGCGCCATGTAGCGCTGTGCGGCGATGCCAGCAAAACCCGACACTTGGGTCTTGTTGAACGGGCCGACCATCAGGATCGACGGGTTGCCGCCCGAGCTGTAGGCAGCCTGCATGGCGGCTTTCAGCATGGTTTCGGTGAAATCACGCTGGGTGCCGTCGGTGCGAGCGTCCGAGCCGTCGCCGGTGGGCGATGCGCCGCCGGTGCCGAAGTTGTCGTTGGTCGCGATCCACGCGCCCAGACCAGCGGTCTCACGGGCGGTCGAGCTGTTGCCGGCAACTTTGGCGTTGTTCAGCAGCAGGGTAGCTTCCAAGTCGCGCTTCAGCTCGCGGCCGCGCTTTGCGATCTGGTAGGCGAACTCGTCGTTGCGGCCGGCCAGATCTTGCGAGCCGAGGTTGTCGGCTACGATCAGGGTGCGGCGCAGGATCTGAGTGTAGTTGCCAACGCGGGTGGTTGCCGCGGTGCTGTCGAACGATGCAACGTCGTCACCGTCGATTACGGCGGTGGTGCTGACGGCTGCCAGATCGTCGGTCTGCCACTCGAAATAGGTGTTGCTGACGTTCTTCGAGCCGATGTTCGACTGCAGCGGCACCTCTTCGGGGGCGATGTTGTTGATGACGTCCGCCAGTTCTTCGCGGATGCCTTTCGCGTCAAACGACGTGAAGGTGTTGGATACGATAGCCATTTAAGTGTCCTCACAAGAGAGTTTTAATCGCAGCCGCCGCATCTTTGAGACGGCCAGTTTTCTGCAACTGCTGTTGCGCTTGGGCGCGTGCCGACTTGGGTTTCGGCTGTGAGCCGCGAGATCCAGCGCGCAGGGTTTTAGCCTTCGACGCCTTGGGCTTGGCTTTTGCGTCTGACGCCTTCTTGGCGCCGGTTTCGTAAAGCATGGCCTTCCTCGCTACCTTGACGAGAGTTGCGTTTGTCAGGCCGGCGATGTCTTCATCCGTAAACCCCTCATTAAGCAGGTATTCTCGGATCTTTCCGGCCTCTGTTTGCGCTACCTTCGTGTCCCGCCATTCGGGGATCAGGTCAGGCAGCACCGCGCGCTGCTGTTCAACGTATTGCGCTCGCATCTGCTCAGCTCGCTGCTGCTGCAGTTGTGCAAGGCGCTGTTGCTCGGCTTGGACGGCTTCCAGTTGCGCTTGACGCTGCTCCTGCTGTTTCCGCCATTGCCGTTCAGCTCTCGCCGCCATCTGGGGGTCTGTGTCATACAGGGTATCCCAGTCGGGTTCTTGCTCTGCCGTCATCTCAATACGCTGCTGTAAAGCTGGCAGCAGTTGAGCATATTGGGCACGCTCACGCTCAATCTCGGATTGCTCGGCCTCGAAGTGCTTACGCATTTCGGCGAGTTCCTGAGTTTTGCGTGTGTAATCTCGCTGGCGTAGGTGGCCGCGCTTCAGCTCTTCGACCGTAATCTCTTCACCGTCGACCTCTACTTTGGCCGCCAGAATATCGAAGGATTGGTCGTCGTCGCCGTCGTCTTCGTCCGCCTCGTCATCGAGGTCGTCTTCGGCGTCATCCGCCTCGGACATTTCGACCTCTGGCTCCTGATCGTAGTCTTCGATCTCTTCGCCTTCGGTCTCTAGCGCATCAGTAGCCTCCGCAGTATCCTCTTGGGGTGCGAGCATTGCTCTGATTGCATCTTGAGCGCTATACAGGTCAGTCCCCTGCGGGGTGTTGACATCTGCCATCTCAATTTCTCCATATTATGCGGTCATTTTCCTCGTTTTTCAATGGCCGCGTTGTCCACCATTGCACGCAGCGCCTGCTTCACTAGCTCGACGCCGCGCAGTTTCATGTAAACAGCCTCGCGGCTGTCACTATCGCTGGTGTTCGTAGCCTTGAACTCCTCCCAGCAATCCTGTTCGATCTCGCCCAAGAACCGGACGAGATCTGTGTCGTCGAGGAGGCGTTTGGCCGCCACCCCGTCGTCGATAATCTGCTGCTTACTCTTCACGCGCAGCCTCCTTGATCACGTCGGCCTGTGCCTTCATCACCTCGCGATCGATCGCCAGTTTGGCGCGGATCTGCTCGACGTTGATCTGCGTGCCATACTTGGCCTTCATCTCCTCAGCCTTCACGTAGAGATCGGCCTCGAGCTTGTCGCGCTCGCGATCGTCGATCATCTGCGCCTTCTTCATCTCCAGATCCAGCTCGGCGGCTTTCTTCTGGATGTCGGCTTGGATCTGCTGGATCTGCACTTGGATCAGTTGCTCGTTGATGTCAGGCTTGTCGGCGTCAGGCGGCGGCTGGAACTCGGCGGGGTCATTCCAGAACTGCGACGCGTCCTTGAAGCCGGCCAGCTCGGTCATCGCCTTCAGCGTGTTCGACAGCTTGCCCATGTCGGTCAGCGGGTTCTGCTGGCCCATGGTCTGCATGGCCTCTTTCTGCATCTCGCCGATCTGGCGCAGCATCATCATGCGCTCCTGATCGGTGCCGCGGCCGAGGCCGACGTTGATCACGACGTCCATGTTGGTGTTCCAGACGCGCGGATCGATCGGCACAAACGCATTCGACAGGCGCACCATGCGCTCGCGGTCCTGATGCGACGTCACGAGCTGCAGGATCAGCTTATACAGGCGCTTCATGCCGGTCTCGGCAAAGATGCGCGCGATCAGCTCGATGTGCTGCTGAGCGGCGCTCACAGTGGCCTGAACGGCCGACGCGGTGCTAGACTGCAGCGCACCAGCATCCAAGCCTGCAGACGCCTTTGAGATGCCTGTGCGGGCCTCTTTCAGCTCGTCCATGTATTGCAGCACCGGAAATGCCTGCTGGCCAACAAAAGGCATCGTCATCGGCTGCACCTGCCCGGCGGCGCGCTGGCGAATAATGGCGCCGGTCTCGGTGTTCATCACGTCGTCGACGTTGACCATGCCCTCGACAATCGCCACGCGGGGGTGGATCGACATTGCCAAGCTGTCGAGCGTGTTGCGCATGATTGACGACTTGATGCGCTGGATATCCGCCACAGCCTCAAAGATGCCCATGCCGAAGAAATCGTGCGGCTCAGGGTCGGGGCAGAACGTAGCAAACGGCGCGATCGCCACAGGCTCGTTGGCGAGGATCTTCTTGCCGTCGCCAGCGGTGCAGATCTTGCGCAGCTCCGCGATGCCGTCCTGATCGTAGTCGACGCGGATGTAGCTCTCGACGTAAAGCACCTTGCGCATCGCGGGGTCGTTGCGCTCGTTCATCTCGTTGGTCAGGGCGCTGTTGCGGGTGTAGCGCTCGACGTTGGTGTTCATGTCGTCGTGCGCCGACGCCAGCCCCTCGACGTCGTCCTGATCGTAGCCCATGGCTACAAGCTCGGACACGGTCACGATGCGGCGGTGGGCCACGAAATCTGCCTCGTCGACAGACTTGGCCTCGCGCGAAATCAAAAACTCCTCCGGCGGCACCGCCTCGATCTTCACGCGGCCGTCGGGGTGGACGTAGGTCACGCGGATGCTGTGCATCATCGGCGGCGGCATGATGGCGCCGGTCATCGGGTCCATCTGCGGCTCGCCCATCGGCTGAGACGCCACCACCTCGATCTCGGCGGCGGGGTCAGCGGCGATCGCAGCCAAGCCGGCGTCGTCGATGCCGGTCAGGTCGTGCGTCTCAAACTTGGTCTGGTCATCCCAGTAGGCTTTGATGATGCCCACCTTGCGGATCAGCGCATCCTTAAACGCCGAGTGCGTGACCAAGAAGCCGTCGTTGTCGCGGTTCATGATGAAATTAACGTAGGCCGTGGCCTGCTCGGCGGCGGCCACATCTTCGGGGCCGTTGGGCGCAAACTCGACAGTGCGCTCCGAGCCGTGGAAGATGCGCATCAGCGACGGCATGATCGCCTGCACAGTGTCGCGCACGTCCATGCTGACAACTTGGCTGCGGCCCTCTTCTTCATCGCCAAACGGCTCGCCGCGGTAATACTTGGTCGCCGTGGCGCGAACAGGCGAGATCCAGTTGTCGATGAAGTCGACTGCGTCGTCGATCTCCTTGCCGACGATGCCCTGCAGCTCGTCCTCGTCCATGACGTCCATGAACTCTTCCTCGATGTCCTCGATCAAGTCGTTGATTTCGTTGTCCATTAGTCAAGCAATCCTTTGGGGCGCGCACGGGGCCGCGGGCTGATATTCACGGGCATCACCTGCCCTGTGGCCTGATTGTAAAACTGGCGCACTTTCGAGACGTATTCGCGGGTCTCCTGCGGCATGCCGGCAGCTCCGCCGCCCATGCCCTTCTCGCCCGGCCCCCAGTTGTAAGCCGCGGCGGCCTCGTCCATGTTGCCAAACTTGTTCAGCATGCCCTCGAGATACGCCTCGCCAAAGGCGCGGTTGACCTCGGGGTCTTGCAAGAGCATGCGCGCGGTGTCGATATCCTCGTTGGCCACGTCGAAGCCGATGCCGCGGGCAATCTCAAACACATTCGGCACGCCGTAGCCGGGGTCGGCGGCGGTCGGCGCCTTCACCTGCATCGGGCCGATCGCGCCCTTCTTGTTGCCGCGAAGCTGCGACAGCGGCTTGGTCTCGCTGGTGAGATACGGGTCAACGCTGCTTTCTGCGCGCTGGATGGCATCGAAAAACGCCATCTTGTCGAGTAGTCCGGCCATTAGTTGCCCCCTTGTG